GTGCGCCACGACTGTATCCCCGTTCGTGGGCATGGCGGAGGCAAAGCCGTAATGCTGTAGGACCGGCATCGCATCACGCACGCTCAAAGCGTCAAACCGCCCTTGAGACGTTTGCACGGGTCCCGTATCGACGGGCGCCATGGTGCTACGTGCAAAGCTGATTGACTGGCCACGCTGGCGCGAAAGCCGTTCGACAAGGCGCTCAAGCTGCGCCACGCGAGCTTCCAAATCCATTTGACGGTCAGGTCAATGCGAAAATGGTGCTGGTTGGGTCGCAAGCCCGGTTGATGCTGGCGCGGGCGCGGTTTGGGTCGGGGAGCTCGTGCCCGCCGGATTTGGCGTCTGCGAGGTTGGCGGCATTTGCTCAAGCTCCCGATTCCAGAGGTAGAGCGGCGCCGGCTCCACGGCGTAAGCATTCGGCGGCATGAGGATCAGGTCCGCATGCGTCCCGCTCTGATCCTTCCGGAATGTCACGTTGCCGATGATCCATTCCTGATCGACCAGCTTCAGCGCCGCGGCGGAGATTTTCGCCAGTCGGTTCGGCGTCCAGAGCCGGCCCGCGGTGTCTCGCCAGGAATCGCAGGTGAGGTTTATGCTCTGAGAACGCCCGATGCGCCGGTTCATTTCCCAATCCATGCGCCGCTGCGCGAGCGTCTGGTCATTGTCTGTCTGTTCACTGACGATGATCCGCGGTCGATAGCGCGGCATGGTCGGATCATGCGCGGCGGCCTTTTGGTTGCTGACTGGGTTGATTTCCACATAGGCGTTTACGCTCTGCCACACTGCGGCGTAGTCACTGAAACGTCCGTCAATCGCCAAGGTGGATGTGGCGCTTTCAATGTTGCCCGGCATGGTGAAGCCACTCGCCATTTTGGCGGTCCCCACGCGATCAAGCACGAGGTTGCCGGTTTCATCCTCATAGATCAGGTAGCCGGCATAGCGCGCGATGCGCTCCAATATCTCGTAGGACGTTTCACCGATGGCGACGGTGAACGTGGGGATGGGTTTCCCCAGGTCCTCCACCGCGGAGCGCGCCGTCAGGCCGAACGGTTTGCAGAGACGTTGCGCCAGGGTCCGGAGGTTCGGCGCGGACAGTGACGCGCCTTTCAGGTCCTCGGATTTGAGCACGTCCGCCGAGCAATCCACGAGGTCCTGCGTTTTGCCGCGCCCGCTGATAATCACTTCATGTTGGCGCGGTCCGACCTGGATCGCGTAGCGGTCCGCATAGCCGGTGATGACCAGGTCCGGGCCGATCCGGAGGGTGAGCTCTTCCCCCGCCTGCCCGGGATAGAACACGACGCGCGCCGGGTCCTCCGGGAACTGATCCGCGCACGTCACCTGAAAGCTGTTCGGGATGGCCTCCACGCTTCGCGTGATCCCGACCGTCTGCCATCCGGTGATGTGGCGGTTGCCTACCTGGATTGATACCTCGTCCGGGTCCGCGCCAACCGGCACGCCTGGCGCGCCGGAGAACACGCTGAGTAGGCCACTCACCGGGCAAGCACCTGCAACACGGTCGGCAGGAAGGCCGGATGAGGCACGGCCGCGGCGGCAATGACCTCATCGGAACGGGAGGCGTCGCGGTAAATCCGCTGCGCAACGGTGAGCGCCGGCATGGGCGCCGGCAGGGTCACAGTGACGACTTGCGGCAGTGTTGCCCCGCGCGTGGTCAGGTCCTCCACGACCGCGACGCGGAGCAACCGGAGTGCGGCATAGGCTGCATCATCGCCCGAGTCCGCGGCGGCGAGCATTTCCGTTTCAATGGCCTCAGAAACCGCCTCCCGCACGCTGAGAGCGTCCTGATAGGAGACGGGCCTGTAAGCGGCGCTCGCTTGCGCAAGGCTGGTCAGCGCCACGCGGCGGGCCGTCACAGCCATGGCGTCGCGCATGGTTGCCATGTAGGCCGGAAGCCCCACGAGGCCGGCGTTAGCAACCGAATCGCTGTAGCTCCAAACGCTCAAGCCGAGGAACACGCGCACCTGGTCGGCAGGGTCCGTCATGGTGGAGCGCAGAGCTTCCGTGATTGCGGCAAGCGATGTGACCATGGCGGCGGCGGTGGCGGTGGAGAACAAGGCCGCCGCGGCGGTGGCGGTGATGACCGCCTGCGAGAGTGTGGTCCTCGCAGCGGCGATGGTCCCGGTCATGTCCGCCACGGTTTGCGCCAGGTCCGGGTTGCCGTCGGCGTCCAGATCGCAGGTGGTCATGGTGGAGACGTTGCCGAACCCGTATCGGCCTAGTGACGCGTCCGGGTCCGGCACATTGATCCCGGTGGCCAGGCTCACCAGCCCGCCCGGGTCCGCCGCCGCCATGGTGCAAGCGGAGCCGAATGAGCGCGTGACGGCCACGCCCTCCCCGATGACCGCTGAGCCCGCGGTTGCCGCGGGACCGGCGCCGGAGCCGATGGAGCCGCCGAAGGATGTCAGTCCGGACGTGGCGGCGGAAACCACCTGAATCGCGGTCGCGACCAGGGACATAATGAAGTTCGGTTCGCCAGCCTCAATGAATTCAAACTGGCACTCGATGACCCGCATCGCCTCTTTGCGGACCGCGGTTGAGCAGGACAGAAGCATGACGCGCTGCATGCCGATGGTTGGATGCAGCAAGAGCCCCGGGCCGGGCGCCTCCGCGGCATTGTCCAGAAGCATTTGCATGATCGGCGCGATGTCACCGACCAGATAGCCGGTGAACGAAAAGATGCGGGAGGCGCGCCCCATGTCCTCCGCCCACCCGCCGTCACGGAACGGATAATCGTGGATTGCGACTTTGCGCCCCTTGCGCGTGACCTCACCCGTCACGCTGAAAGGCACACCGCGCCAGTAGGCCTTTTGCAGCGCGCCCATGAAGGCGGAGCCGATGCTCCCGCTGGCAAAGCCAGTGACGTTGGTAAAGCCAGACATGACGCTATGCCGCGTTAGGCAGAGGCGTTTCGATGCGCGGCGGTGCGGCGCGCACCTGGCCGCTCGTCGTCACGTTGGCCGCCGTCCCCGGTGGAGCGCCGCGAAGGTGCACATCTACTTGCACGTGACCTTGAAGCTCCGCGGTCGTTTGCCGTCCGCCGCCGGCGCCAGGTGAGCCGCTGGCCACCGCACTCGGCGGCGGCGCAAACTCCCCGCTGGCCATGTAGCGTTGATAGGCCGCGTCCTTTGTGGTCTCCGTTGATGCGACCGCTGTCCCCACGGCACGCTTCATGCCCTCAAAGCCGCCGCCGTGATAGCGGTCCTTCATGTAGGCCACGGCGATTTTGGAGGACACTTCAGGATCGTTCGCAAGCTCCGGGTTGGCCACAAGATCGACGCCCGTCAGTTTGGAGTAGCGCGCGTAGTTGCTCTTGCCGGTGAGTTGGAAGTCACCACGGCCGCGGTATTTGAAGCCCTCGCCTTCCTCCGTGTTGCCGAGGTTTTTCCGTCCGAACTCCCCGCCGTAAACCTGATTGAAAAACGCCTCCGGGTTGGCCTTCAAAGCGGATAGCTTGTCATCGGACATGCCGGCCACGCGACTGCCGAAAATGGAGCGGATGCGTTCGTTTGACGTGCCGCCGTAGCCGGCCTCGCTCCGCGGTTTGAAACCGCCCTCACCGGACGCAATCGCAGCGATGCCGGCGCGCATGGAGGGATCAGTGACGCCTTGCTCATCCATTGCGCGGCGGAGATGGTCCTGTTGCGTGCCGCCTCCGCTTCCGCCAACGGCTCCGGCTCCGCCTGGCGGATGATACCATTGCGACGGGTCCCAACTCGCATAGGGTTTGCCCGGTCCGCCCCCGGTCGGCGCGCCCGGGCCGGCGAACTGATTGCCGCCTGGCGTGCCTGCATCCGAGCGCGGCCCCAAGGTTGGGTTGAGCGGTCCGGCTCCGGAGCGCGCCGCCGCGGTCGCGGCCTTTTCCTTCTCCGCTTGGTCGATGACTGACTGCGCCGCCTTCAGGCGTGCGGCCATCTCGTTGGCCGTCAGCGTCTCTTTCGTATCCGGATTGACCCAGGACATGACGTTGCCAGCCTCATCAACAGAACCAGGCACACCTGACGGCCGGAAACCGAGATCCCCGGCTTCCGCGGTTTTCTTGCCGGTGAGATATGCCGCGGTGGCGCCAGCGCCCAAGGCCGCAGCGCCTCCGACAACCGCGGCGCCTGGCACAAGCCCGCCAAGCCCGAGCAGACGCATGACCCACGCGGCCGGCTTCAGTGCTCCAAGGGATAGAATCGCGGTGCCGATCTCAGCGATGCTATCAGACGCGCCCTTGTTGGCCTCGACCCACTTTGAAACGCTCGTGATCGCAGTCGTTACCATCGGCGCCCAAGCGTCAGTGATCCGGAGCGAGACGCCTTCAACGTCCTTCGCCAGTTTTCGATAAGACGCGCCCATTGCGTCCAAGTGCTGCGCCTGTGCCTCCGTCATGTTGGCGCCGGTTTCATCAGACTGGCGTTCCAACTCTATGAGGTTGAGCAACACCTCCCGCATCGCGCGCGGAATGTGCAGTGCATCAAGTGCCACTTGCTGAGCATGCGGCCCGAGTTTGGCCAATGCTTGACCTAGCTCTTCCAGGCCCTTTGCGGCGTCCTTCACCTGCCCAGGCGTGCCGGGGTCAATGTGTAAGACTTCCCGGAGAATGTGCACCGCATTTGGATCGGTATTCCATGCCGCGCCATAAAGTGCGGTTTGCATCGCGGCTAGGGATTGCTTCATCGTATCAGCTGAGACGCCGGCCAATTCGGCTGCATTCTGCAACCGGCTGAGCGTTGAAACCGGCAACTCAAGGTCAGAAGCGGCCCGCTTCATGCCTGTGCCGAAGTTGCCCCAACTTCGGGCAAGCGCCACGACGCCGGCGATGGTGATCGGAGAAATTAGAGAGCTAAGTGAACCTGATGCTTGGTCAAAGGCGCGGAACACGTCCGTCGCGGATCGTCCAACAGACTGCATACCTTCATTAAGCCGGTTGATCCCGGATACCTCACCGAACTTGCTGAGCGACTTGGATGTGCGCTCTCCGGAGGCGGTGAGGGATTGAATGCCCTTGTTGAGCTTGTCGATGACGGCACTGGCGCCGCTGTCCGTGGCGCTGATCGAAATGCCGAAACCCGTCTTACCAGACATTTTCGGCCCTCCGCACGGCGGGGATCAGCGCGCGCCAGGCGATGAGCTCCGGGAGCGGTAGGTGGAGCGCCCATTGCAGGCCCTCACCGTAGAAGCGCCCGACCACGGCCGCCGCCGCCGCCAGACCGCTATCCGCCACCGCGAGGCGGAGGACCGGCATCGGCGCGAAGGTGAAAGGGATGCGCTCTAGCGCCCGGCGGCCATACGAGCGCGGCGCCAGATTTCCAAAGGGACCGGAAGCGGAGCTCCGGCAAAGCTATCCATGTAATCTGCCATCTGGCCGATGATCCAAGCCGGCAGTCGGATCGCGGCCTCGTAGGGGATGGCGTCCCCGGAGACGGCGCAGATCAGCCGCACGGTCATATCAAGTGGTACGGTGCCCGGGAGCGCGTTCGCCTTCAGGATTTCCGCCGCAGTCGGCGCCCGGAGCGTCAATGACGTGTAGGAAGCCGGACCGAATTGAATCGGCGTGGGGAATGTCCAGGTGACCGGCTCCGGTGGCGCTTGGTAGGCCGGCAGGTCATCCGCCTCCGGCACCGCGAGGACCGCTGCATCCATTATGCGTTGCCTAGCTCTTGCACCGTGCCGGCAGTGCCTTCAAAGCGGAAGTCAAATGTCGCATCCGCTCCACTCACGCCGGGACGGCCAATGAACCAGAGGTTATGTCCCACGACCTGCTTGCCGTTGGCCAGTTGCACGACGATGGTTGCGTTGGTCAATCCAACGAAGCCGGAGACATTGACGTTTTGACTGTCACGGAACTTGCCGCTGATATAGGGCGCGATCGGCGTTTCGCGGTATCCGTCCACACCGGAGAGGCTCGCCATGGTTTCCCGTTGGATGGCGCCCGGGTCCCATGCGAACTCCGTCACGGAGAACATGGAGCCGTTGACGGCGAAGCTCGTAACGCCAGCGACGCGCCGGTTGGTCGGCGTGGACGGTGCAAGTGTGCCGGACATGGTGATGACTCTCCTTTGAACGAGTGCCCGGAACCGAACGCGGGCGCGCTCCGGGCCGCACGATCACGAGGCGGTTGGGTCGCCCGCCTCCCCGCGCCGGCCTCTTGGATTGTTGCCTTATGTGGACTGGCGGAATTGAATGAGTGCGGCGATTTGAATCACCTGGTCACTGAAATCAAACGGCAAGAATAGCTGCACCTGGCCTTTTGATCCCGGTTGCGCGTAGCCGTTGCGCGAGAATGAAGCGAGGTTCTGCACAATGAAGATGCTCGCGAGATAGGCGTAGTATCCGCACACCGCCTGGAAGATCAGTGACGGCGTCGTGGCTGGCGCGCCCATGGGGATACTCGTGCCGTCCGCGACCAGGATGCGCCCGGGTTGAATGAACTCGCTCGCCAGGCGGGCGGCGATGTAGCGCGCTGAATACGCCGCTTGGAATAAGAGGTTTGTGTTGAGGTAGGAGTCGTCAAAGCTCCCCGCTGCGTTTTTCTGATACATCGTCACGGAGCGGTCGATGCGGCACTGCCCGGAGGCGTCCACATAGAATGTCGAGATGCCATCCCAGAGCAACGTGTTGCGGTTGGCGATTGCATCCTGTGACGGGAGCGGCGGCGCCAACAGGTTGAGGGATTGCTCGGCGACACCTTGCGCCGGATTGACCCTGATCCGCGCCGCATGCGCGCCGGCGAAGTCCGCCGCGGCAATGTAGATCGGCGTCGGGGAATCGAAGTAGCCGAGACAGGTGACGTGCTGCGAATTGCGTGTGTTGCCGAAAGTGGCGCGCGTTCCCACCGTCCCGCGGAACGCGGTGAAGGCGTGACCATAGAGCATTTGCACTGCGCTCCACCGGCCCGATTGATCGGACAGAAGCGCCTCGATCGCGAGCATGGAAGTCGCATCCGTGTAGGGGAACACGATAAAATCGAACGGTGTCGTCCCCAGATTGGAAAACGCCGTCGTGAATGTCGGATTGGTCGTGCCGGCCACGCCGGCGGCGACGGCCGCGGTGATCCCGGCCGGCAAAACCTCGCCGTTGGCGATGCCGTAGTAATTCACCCGCACATCCATATCTGCGATGGCGAGGCCCTTGTGGTCTGATGTCAGGGTGATGATCGGCCCGGCGGCGGAGGCGGTGGCGGGGACTGCCGCGGCGTTGACCGCGAGCAGCACGTTGCCAGCGACGACGGCGGCCGTGTCTCCGCTGTTGACGGCAACGGGGATGGGTAGGCCGTTTACATAGAGCGCGAGTGTGCCGGCGGAGGTTGCGGTCCCGCCGAGCGTCAAGGTTTGCGTTCCGGCGACACCGGCGCCGGCGTCCGCAACCGGCAGAAGCCATACCTCACCATACTGATCCTGCAACCGATACGCGGCATACATGAGCGCCAGCATGGAGAACGGGCCGCAGAGCGCGTTCACCTGATCCTGCGAGTAGGCCATTACCGGGACGTTCGGCACGGCACTAGCGCCAGCAGCCAGGATTTGCCCGACGATGAGCGCGCGCATGTTCTGCGGCGCGGTATTCGCCTGGCTCGGATCGAACTCCGCATAGACGCCGCTCGGTCTCCAGGACATTGCGGGAAAGTATTTGAACGCGAGCGCGGCCATGTGCGGGTCTCCTTATGCTTTGACCGGTGGCGCAGCGGCCGGCTCTTCCGCCGGCTCCGGAGCGGCGGCCGGCGCCATCGCCTCTTCGATGTCGCCTTCCTGCAAGCGCTTGTGCCAGTAGAGATCACCGTCCGGCACATGGCGGCCCTCCGCCGGCATGACCTGGCCGCTGATCGGGTCACGGACAATCAGATGATCCGGAGCGTCTGGCGCCTTCAGGTGCGCCGGACGCTTGGCAGGTTTGACATACATGGCAGGAAGCTCCGTTTGGAGGATCACGGCGGCATGAGAACGTCGATGGTTATGACCGGCACATCCGGCGCGTCGTCTTTGACGGTGATGGTGCCTAGCGCGTCCGTCAGCGGATCACCGCGGAGCGGGAAGCCATCCGCGTCAGTCAGCGTGATTTCCAGCGTGAATTCAAACTGCCAGAAGAGCCGCGCGCGGTCGAAGTCAAGAAGGTGCCCACCACCGTAGCTGAAGCCCTGGCGAGCCCGGCCGGCGAGCTCCGGCGGAAGCCAAGTGAGCAGCGCCGCCCACAGCGCGCCGCGCATGTCATCCGTCTGGTTTGTGCCGGCGAAGCCGGTCCGGCGGTCCGCGTCCCCGTTGGTCGTATTGTCAAACTCCACCACGACGCCAAGGCGCTCCGTTACCAGCTGATTGAGCCCGGGTTGCTGGTCATTGTCCGTGACCGCATCCTCAAGGCGCAGAAGGAAGCACGCGGGGAGCGCCAGGTTGACCGTGCTTTCCAGGCCTGCCGCGAAGTCAGCCGCGCCGGACACGCGTCCGCCTAGCGCCGGGACATAGGTGCGGACCTGGTCAATGACGGTGACGAGGTTCATTTCTGGCGTTTGAACGCAATGCCCTGGATCACGGCGTCCCGGACCCGGACGCTGATCGAGTCGCCCTTTTGCTCCATGGCCACGGTTAGGAACGGCCGCGGCGCCATCTGCCGCCGGCCGATGACCTGCATGAGCACGTATTTGCCACGCCGGCCGCCCTGGCGCTTGCGGACGTTGCGCGAGCCCTTCGCCCCGCCGCCGCCTTGCGCGCCGGTTTCCAGGAATCGGGAATAGAAAGCCGTGTCGAGGATCCGCACGCTAAGCCCCTTCAGGCGCGTCTGGACCCGTATGCTGCTAGCCACCGCCCCCGTGCGGGACACGGGCGGCGAGCCCGCCACGGACGCGCTGTAGCGGCCTCCGCCGGGTTTGGAGTATGTCCGCCCCCCACCGCTCGCCTTGCGGACCATGGAGCGCGCCAGCGCGGCGACTTCAGCGCCGGCGGAGCGGAGGACCTTGCGGAGCGCGGCCCGGTCATAGCTGAGCGTATAGGCGGGGACGACGATCTTGAGGCCGGAGGCCATGGGCTCACTCCCGCTTTTCCAATTCAACCTCAAGATCGCTCCACCGGAGCCCGGCCGTGCTGTCCTCTTTGACGCGGCGGATGCGATAGGTTTCCGTCCTGATTGTGCCGTCCGGCCGGCGGAGCTCCCGGATCAACACGTGTG